TGTCACGGATGGCTGTCTGTTCCGACACACCTTACAACTCTGAGTTAGACCAAACTATGAAACTAACAGGTTTGCAGAAAGGTTTGAATCAGGCTTGGAAAGATGTTGCAGCAGATGTAAAAGATAAGTATGGTAAAGTTGACTTGATGGTCTACAATGGTGAACCAGTAGATGGAGCCAACAAAAAGAATTTGGGGCAACAATCTTGGACTACAAACCTAGAAGATGGAATGCAAGACTTCATGAAATTAGACAGTCTAATAAGTAGAGATAAAGTTCTACTTGTAAGAGGTTCTAATTATCATACAACTGTAGACGGCACTAATATTGAAGAGATATTAGCAGATAGAATGGGAGCAATCCGTGCTAAACCATGGGGAGGTTCTGGCTATACTGATGCTTATGCTATGGTTAATGTGTATGGTAAAGTATTCAACTTCTCACATCATATAGGTTATTCAAAGTCCATGGCATATAGGTCAACTGCTCTAGCAAGAGAGATGGCTAATATGCACTTCGAAGATGACAAATTAGGTAAGATTGATGTGGTCGTAAGAAGCCATGTTCATTACTTCTGGCACCATGAAAGTGTTAACAGGCATGGGATAATAACCCCTGCATGGAAGTTTGCTGACTATCACCTTTTCCGTGGTGGTGTTGCAGGCACAACTCCAGACATTGGAATGGTACTAGCACAAGTAGAACCTAATGGGGATATCTATGTTGACAAATTCATTAAAGATATTGGTGTCAAACCACAGCAGGTGCATATAAAATGAGTAAGAAGAATCAGATCTTCATTACACTTGAAGACTCAGACTTGGAACTTTGTAAAAGTTTTAGAGAAAGAGTTTACGATGCACTACCAAAAGGTAAGAATACAATACCTTCTATAGTTGCAAAGGCTATGGGTGTTGACAGACGTGCTGCTTTGATGGCTCTATCACAACTAGAAAAGGAAGGTAAACTAACTTCCGAAATGGGCACTATAAAATTTGAGAAATCTACATCAAGGTGTAGAGTATTCACAAAATTATAACCCGACTTCTTCTTTTTATAAATCAGATTTATATTCAGGTTAATTTATATAGACCATTCTGTTAGGAGTCTTTATGTTCGTTAATATATGTTGGAAACGAGATGGAGAGATTAAGAAATCATGCGTTCATATTGATAAGTTATTTCCTATGGTAAAGGAGATAGAATCACAAGGCGTTAAGACTTGGTTCGAAGTTTCAAAATAATTAAATAAGTTATTTAAGTTATATTATTTAACTTATATAACATTTTTATTTTTATTATCACTTTCATTTTACCACGAGTTAGGTTTATATTGGGTAACTATTTCTATACACTATGGCAAAAATTAAAACAATTTCAGTATCAAAAACTAGTGAGCCTATCCTAGATAGACTTAATGAACTTAGACCTAATAACATATCATTTAGTGAAATGATTGCTATCGCTTCTAATGAATACATAAAGAATCATGATCCAAACAACATGAAGATTGATGACTTTGATTCAGAAAAGAAAGTAGTACCTAGTTTCTATTCAGACATTACTGTATGGAGAGAACTTATTATGAAATCAGATAGTGGTAGACTTGAAGAAATTCAAGACAGACTTATCCAGTTAGAGAACTTAGTCAGACAAAGAGAAGAGGTACTAATGAAATGAATGCAACACCTTCATATTATACAGACGAGTTATATGAAATACTATCATCACCAAAACACACAGAAGTTATTGATGCATTAAGACCTAACAGTACATATGTTTTAGATATTAGTAATGAAAAGATAATTGATATCTATGTTGAAACAGGTAAGAATTTCATGACATATTTATTTGATGCAGTTATCAAAGTGATAGCAGATAAGAAAGGTAGTAGTGCTTTAAAGACTTATAGAAATTTAAGAATTGAATTGACAGGTTCAACAATAATTAATATGCATGACATAACTTCAAGGGAACATGAAGGTAAGACAATCACATTTGATTGTACAGTAATCGCAGCAGAACCTCCAAAGACTTATGTAAAGAGAGGTGTGGCTGTGTGTGTTCTTTGTGGTAATGAAGAAGAGTGTGTAGCAAACCAAGATAGAGAAATCAATATACCAAGATGCACCACGCCTTCTTGTAAACTAGCAAAGATGAAACTAGATTCTTCAAGAGTAGTCACTGATGATATACAGACTCTGTTAATGCAAGAGCCTATGGATAAAGCAAAGAACCATAGCCCTGTAATATTAATGGGTAAGATTATAGGAACTAATGTAGGTACAGTATTCATTGGACAACCTAAAAGAATAACAGGTATATTTAGAAGTATTATAGATTACAAGACAAACGAGAATGAGATACTTATTGACGTTGCTAGCATTGAGGACTTGGAAGAAACTGAACTCATTAAACCAGATGAAGAAACAATATCAAAGTTAAAGTTAAAGTCTGAAAAGGAACCAGATGAATACAAGTCTGAAATAGTAAACTCATTTGCTCCTCACATATTTGGTTACAGTGAAATAAAAGAATCTGTTTTACTATCATTACTTGGTGGTTCAAACAACTCTAAGAAGAGAGGTGATATTCATATGCTAATGGTAGGTGATCCTTCAATGGCAAAGTCTGAGATTCTAAAATCAGCAAAGAAGATTACACAGAAATCTCTATACACATCAGGTAAAGGAGCAACAGCAGCCGGACTTACAATAGGTATGGTTAAATTACCAAACGGTACACAAGTGGCACAAGCAGGTGTGTTACCATTATGTAGTGGTGGTTTTGCATTAATAGATGAGTTTGATAAAATGGGTAGGGAAGATAGATCTTCAATGCATGAAGCAATGGAACAACAAACAGTATCTATTGCCAAGGCAGGTACTAAGATGACACTACCAGCAGAAGCAACTATACTTGCAGCAGCAAATCCAAAGTTTGGTAAGTATGATTCAGACCAATCTTTAGGTGACAACCTTGAGATACCATCTCCATTAATATCTAGATTTGATATCATTTGGTTATTCTTAGATGATGTTCATAGAGATAAAGATAGAGCAAAGGCTAAACATATTATTGAATCATTTAAGAAAAATGATAGTAAAGATTATAATACATACTTAACTGATACAGAACTAATGTCAGTATTAAATTATTGTAGAGAATTAGAACCTGTATTAAATGATGAAACAGTAGAAAGAATATTAAAATTATATGAGAAACTTAGAGAGTTAGGTAGAGAAGAACAACAACAGAAACTACCTGTGGGTGTAAGACAACTAGAAGCAATAGTAAGAATGTCAACAGCACACGCTAAACTTATGTTAAGAAGTCATGTGTTACCTGAAGATGTGGATGCAATACAAAAGATTCTAAGTGACTCACTTGATTCATTTGGACTTGACTTAAACAAAGGTGGATTTAATCAGACATTCTTAGACGGACTTAAGACAAAAGACACCAAAGAAAGAATCGCTTTGAGTGTTTGGTATAAAGTAGCAGATGATAAAGGTAATGTAAAGTCTGAAAAATTCTTGAAAGAATTAACAGAAGCACCAAAGTTTGATGAGAACTCAGCATCAAGATACTTTGGTCAATGGGAACAACAGAATAAAATAAAGATGAATAAGGATGGTACTTGGAGAAGAACATAATGGAATTAGATACTAAGATAATATTAGTAATAGCAATAGTTGCTTTCAGTACAGTATTAATAGGTGAAGCATTTGGTGAACAATATAACTTTACTAACACACTACCTAACTACTTAGAGATAGAACAGAATGATGTTATATTTTTAGAAAACTTTACTAATTCAACCATTAATCTTCGTCATACAGGTGGGGTATTTAGTACAAGTATAAGTACTAATGGAACATGGACAGGTAATTTTCCATATGATTATGGTGCTTATGAGTGGGTAACAGATACTAACAATGGAACAATAGTTATCAAAGAAAAACAATTAACACAACAAGAGATTATTGTAGAAGATAATATTATACAAGGTAAAGTAGAACCTGACATACCTGTAGCAGTAACAGTTGTATCACCTTCTAATGAAGTAACAAACAAAGTCATTACACCTGATAGTAATGGTGACTTTGAAACAAAACTAAACCCTGATGAAAAAGGAGAACATAAGATTTACATCACACAAGATAGTCATACATTAAGAACTACATATACAGTAGAAGATGAGTTTAAGAACTTAGAACTTAGACTTGATATATTAAAAACACTTAGAGATATCTTGGAGATAATACTTGGCAAGTAGATGGTGGATATTCATTGCTTGTGCTTGTATATGCTCTGGCTTTTTATTACCTGTTGGTATAGTAATAATGGTTTGGTATATAATTGATTTAATAATGAATAAAGACACACCTTTAATTAATACAGGTAAACAATATATTGATAATCATTACACACAAAATATTGATAAGTTTAATTACTTTGACCAGAAGGGTACAGAAGAAGAAGATAAGAAAGAGGAAAAACAAACATTTAATAAGGGGGCTAATAAAAACAAACCTATGGATTTTATGGATTATAAAACAAGGGATGAAAACAAATGAGTGAAGAAGAAATAGAAACACCTGTTGAAGTTGAAGAACCAAAACCTGAAGTTGACTTAAGTCTTTCTCAACTTGCCGGACTTGGTGCAGTTTCGGAAAAAAAACTCAACGGGTTTGGAGTAACAAGTTTAATTGATTTATGTGTAAGAGGTTCTCGTGAGATAGTAGAGATTACTGGAACTGCTAAGTCAAAAGCAGATGCATGGGTATTTGAAGCACAAAGAATACTAGAACAAGCAGGGTTAGTTAGAGATACTACAATGTCAGTAACTGAATTAATGGAATACCAAGAAAACTATCATAGAATACCTTCAAAATGTGAAGCAGTTGATGAGTTGATTGGTGGTGGCGTTGTACCAGAAGCAGTCTATGAAGTCTATGGAGAATTCGGCTCAGGTAAAACTCAATTCTGTAACAGTCTAACTGTTGAAACTATCAAAGATGGTGGTAATGTAGTATGGATAGACTGTGAAGATACATTTAAACCAAGAAGAAT